CAGTGGACACAATGGGCAAAGTATTTTTTCCACAAAAGGACTCAAAATGAATCCTTTTGAACTTCGTGCACAAATGTTAAGCATGGCTCAAGATTACTTGCAGCAGCAACAACAAATTAACTTAGATTTTGCTGGTCGCACTTTTGAACAACTTGTAAAAGAAGGTAAAAAAGTAGCAGAAGACTGGCAACAGTATGCTCCTAAAATGCACTCATTAGAAGATGTAGTAAAAGAAGCAAACAAGTTATACGGGTTTGTTAAAGATACTAAGTAATTTAATACCGCGGTGAGTCAGGGTAAGGGCAAGCCTCATAAGCTCAGCCCAGAAGGTTCGAGTCCTTCCGCCGCAACCAAACATGGGCTAAATGCCTGTCCTAAACCAAGGTTTAGGTTTGCCAAGCCAGGTAAACCTAAGCCTTTATTTATTTATACATATGAAATTATTAGAACACTTAAGAGTTATTTATTATACATATACTACTTTAGTGTATCAACTACTTTGTATGTTTTTAGCAACACTATGCTTGGCTATGTATATGTTAACACAATTTAATTATGGATACATGGAAGCATATAAAGCACAGATTGATATGTTACGACAGCGAACAGAAGGTCAGTCAAAGCAACTAATTGTATTAGAAGAACGATATAATAAACAGCAACAAGAGTTTAATGCTTTTAAAAGTAGAACAGTTGCAGTAGAAACTAATTTGCAATATGAAGTTCAACAACTTAAATCTCCCCAAAAATCAATAACACATTTAAAGAGGTAATATGTCAGACGGAGGAAAAGGTTCAAAGCCAAGACCTATTAAGGTATCAAATCAAGAATACGAACTACGGTGGGATGCAATATTTGCTGTTCCTATTGATAGCGAAACAGATAAACCTACTCGTAACAACGAAGAAACTCAACAAGTTCAAAATATTAAAGTTGACAATTCTGGTAAAAGTTTGTTATAATTATTCTTTAAGGATAATCTATGAACTCAAAACCATTAATGATTATGCCTGCTTACGGCAGACAGTATAAAACTAGCGAACAAGCTAAAACTGACTGGAACGCTGGAAAAGATTTCAAAATTGTCAATGGACCATACCTTAGTATACGAGATGTTAATTATATTAAAGATACTTATAGTTCTGTATGGATTGACTTAATTACACTTGTAGTTAGAGTAGCGTAAACAAAGCGAGTATGGGGGAATCGGTAGACCCAGCAGACTTAAAATCTGCCGCGTAATGCGTATCGGTTCGATTCCGATTACTCGTACCAAACAATATCTCGTTCGTCTAGAGGCCTAGGACACCACCCTTTCACGGTGACTACACCAGTTCGAATCTGGTACGAGATACCAATTTAGGTCTTAAAGTGTTCACGGACGCACACAGCACTGTCACTGCTGTAGATGGGGATCGTTACCCCATGAGACCGCCAATCATGCAGTTGTTAGTGTAACGGTTAACACCACGGATTGTGATTCCGTTAATATGGGTTCGATCCCCATACTTCTGCCCAAAATTATAGTGTGATGGCAGAGTGGTCTAATGCAACGGATTGCAAATCCGTAAAGTCGTCGGTTCAAATCCGACTCACACTTCCACTTAATTAAAGAAACATAAATGATAGACGAAACAAAAATTACATTAGGTAAACAGTATTTTACTAAAAATACATCAAACGTATATGAATTCTATCTGTCAGGCGAAATTGAAGATGCTAGTGAGTATAGCGAATGGTTTGATATTATTCGCAATGCACGACTAGGCGATGTAGTTAAAATTTACATTAATAGTTGCGGAGGCGATTTATATACGGCTCTGCAATTTTTGCGCGTGCTATCGGAAAGTTCGGCTCATGTAATTACATCAGTTGAAGGCGCTTGTATGAGTGCTGCTACAATGATCTTTTTACATGGCGATGAGTTTGAAGTAACCCCACACTCACTTTTTATGTTTCATAATTATTCAGCAGGTGTGTTTGGTAAAGGCGGAGAAATGTTTGACCAACTTCAGTTTGAACGTAGTTGGTCAGAAAACTTCTTACGAGATGTATACCACGACTTTTTAACACCAGATGAAATTAAATCAATGTTGGACAACAAAGACATCTGGCTTACATCAGAGCAGGTATTAGCACGAATTGATTTAGTATTAGCTAAAGTAACTGCAGAGCAGGAATTAAATGAAGAATCTGTGGAGACTGTGGAGTAAAGCACTAGGTGAAAAAAGTGGCAGCACTGATTGTGAAGCTAACAAAATAGCTTTAATTCGTACACTAATCGTGCTTTGTTACATTATTACAAATTTATTTATAATAGCAGGCGTTATAAGGCAATGGTAATGGCTAAAACATTTGGTAATTTAAAATCTAATAAATTAGATATGTTGGACAAATTAACAATCGGCAAGTTTGCTGGTTGTAGAATATGTGACATTATAGCAGATGATTTTGAATATCTTATTTGGTTAAACAAGCAAGGATTTGTAAACTTTACAACGCCTGTTATGACTGATCTGCTTGCAAGAGCAGGCTTTAAAGAAGCCGAAGAAAACTACAAAAATGAAGTTGAACCATGGGAGGGTGAAGATGTACCCCTTTGATTATTCAAATCTAAATATAAAAGAAGTCCTTATCTGGTCTATTGACAAACATGGATTTGTTGAAGTAGAAAAGATAACATTAGAAACATAAGCGGGATTGGTATAGGGGTTGTGCCCTAGTCTTCCAAACTAGAGAGATCAGTTCGAGCCTGATATCCCGCTCCACTTTTTCGAGTCGCGCTTGTAGCTCAATGGTTAGAGCAGCGGACTCATAATCCGTTGGTTACTGGTTCGAGTCCAGTCGAGCGCACCATGAAACATAAATTTATACCTGATCCATTATTAAGAGATAAACGTAGGTTTATTCCTGACAAACTCTTACACCCAAAACAACCAGCCCAGCAGTAAGCTGGGTTTTTTGTTTGTAAAAAACTTACTTGAACTTTTATACTAATTTTGATATAATACAAGTTCTACACAAAACTTTAACAAAAGGAAACACAATGAAAATTTATTTTGGCGATGCTAATGACGACACTTTTAGCGATGGTTTATTTATTTGTAATGATAACCAGTTCTATTATGGCGTAGAACACGGCACAAATGCTGGTGGACTAGACGAAGTAGTTATCTTTGATGGCTGCAAACGTATACTTCCAATTAATATTGAAGCAATTCCTGAATTAATTGCAGCTTTGCAAGAAGTTCAAAAAGTTAATAAAGCTGTGCTTGAAGCTAGCCGTTTATCAGATCATGCAGAATCTGATGCGGAGGGTTTTGTTACTAAATCATGGAACGATGAGTTTGAAGTAGATTTTGACACGGAGTAATTAATGGCATCTTCAGGAAGCAAAGCTAAACAAGCATACGCAGCATTGTATAAATCCAGCACTCGCTGGGCTACAAACCGCAAAATTAAACTAACACGGATACTAAAACAACAACCTAATAACGAACAGATTAAAGACGCATTAGCAAATATTAAGTATCGTAGACACACTCCTATAACTAAAACAGTATGGAGTCATAGTAACATTCGGGTAGCTAAATTATTTAAAGAATTTACTGGTCGTGCTAGTGCGGACTTATTTAGTAGTAATCCAAAAGTTCAGTTCGCTGCACTTATGTATCGCCCTGATGCTGATAAGTTGGGGGTCATCGAAGGTAGAGTTAACTTTAGTTTGGGTGCTAGAGCACACGATGCTAAAGGCAACTTTATATGGAAATAATTGAAATATATCTCTTATTTGCATTAACAACAGGTATTACTAGCTGTTACTTATTTTTAGTTCCAGCAGTATCTTTAGCTCGGGAAATGAATATACAAAATACTTTTACTGAAAATACTTGGTTAAGCTATGCAATTTACATAACTATAACAACTATTACAGCTCCCTTTAGTATATTACCTATTTTTATAACTAGCTTTGCTGAGCGTTTTAAAACTGGTCTTGAACGGGCGGTATTAGAAAATCAAATTTAAAAATTTTGATTTGACCCTAAAGTGCAAAAGTTGTATAATATATACTTAATTTAAGAAAGAAAAGCCTATCATGAACTTCATAGAATTTACTTATACAAAAGCAGACGGAACTGAGTCAAAGCGTGCAGTATTACCACTAGTTGGTCCTACTACATTTGTTGAAGGTATCGATGTTTCACAAATGCCAGAAGATGAGTTTGTAGTTTTTTGCCGTGACTTTTCAACCTTGAAATCAGCACAGCATGAACAAACTATGGCAATGCTTGAACAGTTTGACCTTAAGCACAACTATCGTAGATTTATCCCAGCACAAATGTCAGACATTACAACAGATTATGTCTAAATTCAGAGCATGGGATAGCGAAATATTGCTAGAAGCTGTAAAAATAAGTTTACAAATTCGTAGTAAAATAGAAGAAATGTGTATTAGTACACGAACCGATCCTGATAGTTTACCAAATAGTTTAATACCAACCTCTAACTTATACAGATTAGTTTGTGCGTATGAGGCGTCTTATAACGCATTAATTGAAAACGATTTAGTTAAATCAGGTAATTTATCAACAAACAAAGAAATACATTAAAGAAAGCAAACATGGCAACTTGGACAGACGAACTCAAAGCAGAAGTAATTGCTAAATACGAAGGTGCAGGCCCAACGCCTGAATCCTCTACTGAAATTATCAAAGATATTGCAGAAGAAATTGAAATGTCGCCTAATGGCGTTCGCATGGTACTAGTGCAAGCTGGTGTTTATGTGAAAAAAGAAGCAGGCGCTTCTACTACAAAAACAAAAGCACCTAGCGGTGAAGGCACAAAACGTGTGTCAAAAGAGTCTAGCATTGCTGAACTCAAAGCAGCTATCGAAGCAGCAGGTAAAGAAGTCGATGAAGACATTCTAAGCAAGCTCACAGGTAAAGCTGCTGTATACTTCTTAACAATCTTGAAGTAATTTAAGGCGGCCCTGTGTCGCCTTTTTTTCGTCTTAAAATCAAAGGAATAACATGGCAACACGCAAGCGTTCAGTAACTGAAGAAGAAATGATGACAGGTGCAAATATTGCAAAAGTTATTCGTCTTCTTGAACCTACAGAAGAAGGTAAAAAACCAATTACTAAAAAAGACGCTTGTGCTATGTTAGGTATGGCGTATAACACTACGCGTCTTGGTACTATTATTGAAGAATATAAACAAAAACAAGTGCGTATATCACAGCGTAAGTCACAGCTACGTGGAAAGCCCGCAACACAAGAAGAAAAAGTTTATATTATCTCAGAGTACTTAAATGGCGAAACTGTGGATGCTATCTCAAAAATGACTTATCGTAGCAGTCGTTTTATTAAAGACATTCTAGAAGGTAACTCAGTACCAATTCGTGTACCTGGGTCAAGCTATTTTAATCCCGAACTTATTCCAGACGATGCAGTTCGTGAAAGATTCAAGATTGGCGAAGTAGTTTATAGTTCACGCTATGATTCTACTGCGCGCATTGATGCTGAGCAAAAAACATCTAAACATGGTTTTGTATATCGTGTTTGGTTACTTGCAGAAAAATGGCAACAAAATGCCTACCAAGAAGCCGCTGAGTTAGCAAGCCTAGAGCACTTAAGACAAATGGGAGTTAGAATCTAATGGAAACTGCTGTTCTTTATGAACGTTTAATTGAAGAAAACATGGAAAAAGGTTTTCAAGTTAAGTTAGTAGTCAACGAATTTCGTGATGTAATTTACATTCATTTACGAAAATACTTCCTTAGTTACGAAGGTGACTGGGTCCCTAGTCGCGAAGGTATATCAATCCCCGCTTCTATTGAAAATATTCACTCCCTACTTTACGGACTGTTTGACATTTGTGCTCAAGCCGAAGGTAAAGAAGTTATTGAATACTTCTCAGACAAGATAAAAGAAAAACAAACTTGAATCGCTTAGTTTAAAATGTTATAATAATACTTATGAACAAACTTGAACAATATTTAAATCTAGCATCGCGAGCCTACTATAGTGGTTCTCCGATCATTGGTGACGACCAGTTCGATAGGCTTGCAGAGTCTATTGGATATAATGCTGTTGGTGCTAAGCAGCACGGCAATGTCGAGCGTCATGTTTATCAAATGTACTCACTACAAAAGTATTATGAAGACGAAGATCAAAAACGTCCTTTGGATGGTATTAGTGACATTGTTACTACTGCCAAGCTCGATGGTGCTGCTATTAGCTTACTGTATGTGGATGGCACGCTTGTACGTGCGTTAACTCGTGGCGATGGTACTGAAGGTCAGCTTATCACAGACAAAATTCTTAGTCATACTGGATTAGTTCCACACACAATTCCTATTTCAGGAATTTATCAAGTTACTGGTGAGATTGTTGCTCCAAGTTATATTGAAAATGCTCGTAATTATGCAGCAGGTTCACTTAACCTAAAAGATTCAACAGAGTTTAGTACACGTGCAGTAAGTTTCTTTGCTTATGGTGCTCAACCTAGTGTTACTACAACTTATCGTAAAGAACTAGATGTACTAAAGCAGTATGGTTTTAATGTAATCAGCGAACCTGACTTAGACAAAGTATATCCTTGCGATGGACTTGTGTTTCGTGTAAATGATACACAAGTATTTCAAGACTTAGGTTATACTGCCAAGCATCCTCGTGGTGCATATGCTAAAAAAGAACGACAAGCCCATGTTGAAACTACCCTCCTAGCAGTTGAATGGCAAGTAGGTAAAAGCGGTAAAGTTACCCCAGTTGCAATTCTTGAGCCTGTTTATATTGGCGATGCTCTAGTCAGTAGGGCTACACTTAATAATCCTGGTTTTATTGAAATGCTGGATCTTCAAATCGGAGACAGGGTAGCAGTAATTAGATCGGGTGAAATTATCCCTTGCATACTACATAAGGTAGACGCGTGAATTTTTGGCTTAGGGCAAGAGAAATTTTCACTTGTCATAAGCAACTTAATCTAGTATAATAGATACTTAAATTGATAAATAAACTATGAGAATCGAAATACCAACCGAATGCCCTTGTTGCAATTATACTTTAGAACTGGTCAACGATCAGCTCTTCTGTAGAAACACAGCTTGCAGTGCTCAGTTAAATAAAAAGCTCGAACACTTTTGTAAGACGCTTGGAATTAAAGGTATGGGTTCTCGCACAGTGGAAAAGCTTGGTCTATCAGATATTACTGAATTGTTTTATCTCGACGCAGAACAAGTTGTTGAATCACTAGGTAGTGAAAAAGTAGCATTAAAACTGTTAGATGAAATTGAACGCAGTAAATCTGCGGACTTAGCTACAGTTATTGTAAGTTTTTCAATTCCGTTGGTTGGTTCAACAGCAAGTAAGAAATTGTGTGAAGTAGTTACATCTGTAGACGAGATCAGTTACACTACTTGCAAGCAAGCTGGACTTGGTGACAAAGTTACTCAAAACTTAGTTGCTTGGCTTGAGACTGATTTCCAAGAGATGAGAGAGTTTTTGCCTTTCTCGTTTAAATCTCAAAAGAATTCCAGTACAAATAGCAATCAAAAAACTATTTGTATCACAGGAAAATTATCTTCTTATAAAACTAAATCAGAAGCCTACAAATCATTAGAAGAGGCAGGCTACACCCCAGTAGAATCTGTAACTAAGGCTACAGATTATTTAGTTGATGAAGAAGATAAGGGTAGTACAAAACGCAAAAAAGCCGAGTCTCTCGGTATTACAATTATCACAAACTTAAATAATTTCTTGAAAGAAATAAAAAATGACTGAAAAAACAAAAAAATGGTCTGACGACGCAGTTGCACAATTAACTAACATGGTAGGCGGACAGTCTCCAGTTACAGTTGATGCAGTTGAGCGGGCAGCCGAAACATTGGGTTTTACAACTCGCTCTGTTGCTTCTAAGCTCCGCCAAATGGACTATGAAGTTGCTTCAATGGCTAAAGAAAAAGTTAGCGCATTTACTCCTGAGCAAAGCGCTGACTTGTCAGACTTTGTTGTAAACAACACTGGTGCTTTAACATACAAAGAAATTGCCGAAGCATTTGCTGGTGGTAGTTTTTCTGCAAAACAAATTCAAGGTAAGTTGCTTGCTTTGGAATTGACAGGTGCTGTTAAGCCTGCTGAAAAAGTTGAAGTAGCTCGTACATACACTGAAGCTGAAGAGTCTAGGTTTATTGCTATGGCTGATGCAGGTAGCTTTATCGAAGATATTGCCAGTGCATTGAACAAGACAGTTGCTTCTGTACGTGGCAAGGCTTTGAGTCTGACACGCAAAGGTCAAATTGCTAAGATTCCCGCACAGCGTGTTTCTCATGCAAAAGAGACAATTGATCCTGTTACCGCTTTGGGTGCTTCGATCACTGGTATGACTGTTGCTGACATTGCTAAAGCTGTTGATAAGACAGAACGCGGTCTTCGCACATTGTTAACACGTCGTGGCATCAAAGTCGCTGACTATGACGGTGCTGCTAAGAAAGCCAAAGCAGAAGCCAAAGCTGCTGCTTAATTTAGTTTTATAAACGATTGGTCGGGAGTTGTTAAAAGCTCCCGACCTTTTTTACTTTAGCGAGTCGAAAATGAAAGTTACACTTACATATCATGACAACGATTCCTTTACAGTAGAAGAAGTTGTCAAACAAGCCGTTCATAACTACGGCAAAGCTGTACAAATAGAAATTATGCCTGAATCAACACTAGCATATGATCATATCTATTTTGGCTTACAACAATTAATTACGCATGAGCAGTTGAGTCTACTGTTTGATAAAGATACTGCTTATCAAAAAGATATTAGAAAATTAAGAGAGTCTGTTCTCTATAAAGTTACAGAAATTATTGACCAAGTTATTATAGATAACGAATCGAAAGTAGGGTAATCTTGGATACATCCGCAGTAGTCTTAAATAAATTACTAACTGAGAGAAACCTAGATATCTGGGCTAAACTTAAATTAGTATTTCTAGACGCTGCATACTCTTCCTTGTATGGTGCTATAAATAAGTATTACGAGAAATACAGTGCCATTCCGTCGTTTGACGATCTTGAGCTAACCCTAAGGGAGGGTTCGGCGTCTAAAACGTTAGCAACCCTTCGGTTAACCGAGGTTCCTGATGTTTCAGCTGAAGTAGCGCTTGATGCGCTAATAGATCAGTATACACAAAATGAAACGGTAAAATTATTAGACAAATTTGTAGACAAGCTACCTCTTTACGATTCCGACGAAATAAAAGACAATTTAGCAAATATTGCACTAACAATTGAAGAAAAGACTCACACTAGTGAGAAAGTATTTACAATGGCTGACATGATGATGTTCCGTCATCCTGAAGATTTGGAGAAAGAACGTGTTTATTTGGGTCTTAATAATACTTTTGACGCTGTGCTTGGTGGCGTGGCTCGACAGGAACTCATCCTCATCGGAGGAAAGCGTGGATCTGGCAAATCTATTACTAGTAGTAATATCTTTGTTAATCAGTATGAATCTGGTAATAGCAGCATTTACTTCTCAATAGAAATGACTGCACAAGAAACTATGGAACGCAACTTAGCTATTTTAGCTAATGTGAACCTACAAAACTTAAAACAACACAAATTAACAGACGATGAAGTTCTTAAAGTAGTAAAAGCTAGAGCAGGAATGTTCCAAGACTCTGATACTACTGTTACAGAATTTATGCGTCACAGAGACAGATTTAAATTCGAAGAAAACTTAGTACGAAACCATCTACTTAAAGTAGATAATCAAATGATTATTGTTGATGACCGAGACTTGACCCTAAGCTCAATCGACTTGCATATTGGCAAAGCCAAAGCAAAGTTTGGTGATAAACTAAAAGTTGTAGTAGTTGACTACCTTAATCAAATTGTACTAGAAGGTACAGATCAATACGACTGGAAACCACAAATTGAAATATCGAAAAAGCTTAAGAACCTCGCTCGTAAATATGAGATCGTTCTTGTATCTCCGTACCAGATCGATGCCACAGGTGAGGCTAGATTTGCCAAAGGCATCTTGGATGCGTCGGATATTGCCCTTACAATGGAAGCGCACGACAAGGAGACTAATGCTATCTCGTTCGAAACAACTAAAATTAGGGGCGGGAAGGAAATGGCATTTACGTGCCCGATTGACTGGGACACTTTACGCATTAGCCCACAATCAGTGGATAAACCAGCCGCTAAGGAAGTTGTTAAGAAGGCGGGGAAGAAAGCGCATACCACTGATCTAAAACAAAACGACACAGCATCTGACTTACCATGGAACTAAAATGAGCGATCCAGTACTAGAACTAATCAACAAAAATGGGCTAGCATTTAGTGTGTCAGGTCGCGACTACCTAATTAAATGCCTAAACCCAGATCACGAGGATTCCAATCCAAGTTTTCGGGTAGATCGTGTTACTGGTGTTGCTCATTGCTTCAGTTGCGGCTTTAAAACTAATTTATTCAAATATTATGGGGTTTTTACTAATCCTGTACCAATGAAAATTGCGGCTCTCAAGGAAAAACTGAATGAACTAAAAACGAGTCACATCGGGCTTGAGCTACCTAGTGGTCATACCCCTTACTTGAAGCAGTTCCGTGGAGTGAGTCCTCAAACGTTAAAATACTTTGGGGCTTTTTACACAAACATAGTTGAAAAACTACAGGACAGAATTATTTTTCCTGTTAAGGATATTACTGGTAAAATAGTAGTATTTGTTGGCAGGCATACCCTGTCTAATGGAAACCCTAGATATATTAACTACCCTAGTGGTGTTACTATGCCTGTGTTTCCTGCACATCTCCCTAGTGGTTATCAGTCAATGGTAATTGTAGAAGGTGTGTTTGATATGTTAAATCTTTATGACAAAGGTTTAGAAAACGTAGTGTGTGCTTTTGGCACAAACACTTTACAAAATGACACAAAACAAAAATTATTGCCGTTTAAAGCACAAGGTATTACTCATATATATCTTTTATTTGATGGTGACGAGGCAGGCGATAAAGCTGCCAAAGCATTAAAACCCCTAATCCAAGCTGAGAATTTTATTGTTGAGATTGTTAAATTGCCTGATGGAAGTGACCCAGGTGAACTATCACAAGACGATGTAAATTCAATTGCAGAATATATAACAAAATAGCCTAAATACGCTATAAGAAAGTATTAAATGAAAATTGCATTAATTGATAAAGCCCCTAATCGTACTCGGTATAAAGAGTATTTTAACTTTGATTTCGATCACTATCATATGAGCTCGATTCCTATTACTAAACTACTGAAAAAAGATGTAGACTTAGAAATAGATTTAAGCCCATATAACTACGTTATTCTTATAGGTGCGGAAGCTGCCAAAGAGTACGCTAAAATTACTTCAGTAACTAATATGGCTGGTCAATTAGTTGCGGACAAATTTATTGCTATTTCAAATCCTGCAATGCTGGCTTTTAAACCAGAAGGTAAACCTGACTTTCAACGTGCCTGTGATCGTATTCATAAATATGTAGAAGGTACATTACGTTCTGCAACCGAAGGCAATTTTAAAGGTATTAATAATCCAGATGAAGCCTATGAGTTTTTAACCGAAGTTCTTGAAAATGCCCAAGGCTATGTAGCTATAGACACAGAAACAACAGGACTATATCCACGTGATGGGTATGTGCTTGGTGTTTCTATTAGTTATAAATCTAAGCATGGTCGTTACATATTGTGTGATGCTATGGATGAAAACTCTGTAGAGTTATTGCAGAAAATTTGCGATACTTTTACTATTGTTTTCCATAACATGAAATTTGACTATAAAATGTTATCTTATCATTTAGGATTAACATTTAATCGTAAAAAAGTTCATGATACAATGGTTATGCACTATGTATTAGATGAAACTGATTCACACGGCTTAAAGGCACTTGCACTTAAGTATACAGATTATGGAGATTACGACAGTGAATTGGACGACTTTAAGAAATCGTATTGTGCCCAAAACGGCATTTTACAAGATGACTTTACTTACGATCTCATTCCATTTGATACTATTAGTCGTTATGCTAGTATTGATACTGCTGTAACCTACGACTTATTCATGAAATTTTGGCCTATCGTACAAGCCAATGATAAATTGCGATATGTATACGAAACTATTTTAGTTCCTGGCACATTATTTTTAATGGATATGGAAGAAGTAGGAATTCCTATTAGTCAAGAAAGAATGGCTGCTGCTAATCTGTATCTTGATGAACAAATTGCAAAAGCTAAAGAGGTGGTATATGGTTTTGAAGAAGTTAAGCGCTTTGAGCAAGATACTGGAAAGATCTTTAATCCCAATAGTGTTATGCAGTTACGGGTTGTTCTTTTTGACTATCTTGGTTTATCCCCCACTGGAAAGAAAACTGCTACAGGTGCAATCTCAACAGATGCAGAGGTACTTGAACAGTTGTCAGAGGAGCACCCACTCCCTGCGGCGATTTTAAAAGTACGACAACTTGGAAAGATCCAAAATACCTATATTTCAAAGATTTTACCAGAGCTTGACCGCGATGGTCGCATACGTACAAATTTTAATCTTATATTTACTACTAGCGGTAGGCTTAGTAGTTCTGGGAAGTTCAACGCTCAGCAAATACCTCGCGACAATCCTATTATCAAAGGTTGCATTAAAGCTCCAGCAGGTTTTAAGATCGTTTCGCAAGACTTGACTACAGCAGAGATGTATTATGCAGCTGTGTTGTCAGGTGACAAGAAACTGCAAGAAGTGTTCTCTAGTGGAGGAGACTTCCACTCAACTATTGCTAAAATGGTATTTGATTTGCCCTGCGATGTTGAAGATGTAAAGAAAAAATACGGCAATATGCGTCAGAGTGCTAAAGCTATTTCTTTTGGTATTTTGTATGGGTCAGGGGCTAACAAAGTATCTCAAACTGTATCAAAAGCTACTGGAGAAAATTATCCAGTAGACAGGGCCAGAGATGATATTAAACAATATTTTAAGAAGTTTAGCAAACTTAAAAACTGGTTGGATACGCGCAAAAGCTTTATTGAACAAAATGGCTATACTTATAGTTATTTTGGCAGAAAGCGTCGCCTTCCTAATGTATTTTCTAGCGACAAAGGTATTGCGGCTCACGAAGTACGTAGCGGCATTAACGCTGAAGTCCAGTCTCTTGCTAGTGATGTTAATTTGCTTGGTGCTATGGGTACTGCTAACGATATTGTTAAGGCCAATATCAACGCTCAAATATTTATGCTTGTACACGACTCGATTGTGGCATTGGTTAAAGAAGAACACGTAGAGCAATACTGTGAAATTTTAAAGCGTAACACACAACAAGATTGGGGCTGTGGTATTCCTGGATTCCCTATTGGCGTTGACCAAGACGTTGGTGAAGACTATAGCTTTGGCTCATGGGAGGAGTACTATGAAACTACAGGAAATAGTATTTCCCGTATTCAGGTTGGGTGAAAAACAACCTGAAACAGATGGCAATATAGTGTATTATAAATCAGAATATAGTGATAAGGATACTGCTGAACATACAACAAACTATAGGTTTGTAGACGATAAGTCAATAGATAAGCCTACTCTAGGCTTACGTAGACTCGCTTTACAAGGTAAAGCAACGTTGTTTCCTATAAGTTCAGCAGTATACTTTCTTGTAGATATTATTAAATTGGCAAAATCAACAACGTGGTTTATTGATAGTCACGGACAGGTTTTTCAACATAAAAAAACTACACGCGCCAAGCTGACAACAAAGAAGATTACTAAAGTGTTACCTGCGGATGGCATAGGTTGTGTATTAGAATTACAAGGTATAGCGCATAGATTTAAAACTATGATTCAGCCTCAAAGTTATCACCAATATGGTGGCGTTCTATACATGGATAATAGTTACTTATTTTACGGATACTACGAATATCCCCAGAAAGATACTTGGAGATTAGTATAGTGGCAAAAGCAGTAATTAGTAACAGAATATATATTGATAATCCTGGTATAGAGCATACTAAACACGTAATTAAGTCTCTTACATACAAAATACATAAAGACACTGGATCAAAAAAGTTTGCTAGTGTAGAAACAATTAAAAATTATAAGTCGTTAATCAAGGGTATTTTATCTATTCCTCAAGGTCGAACAGACTTAATTCCTAAAGATTACGAAATTATAGACAAACGAGTATTAGTACCAGTGCCTTTTCCCGACCCTAAGTTTGAGCTATATGAAGATCAACAAACAATCTACAATGAAGTAAATGATACTTGCTTTATAAATGCTTTACCAGGTTGGGGCAAGACATTTACAGCACTACACTTAGCTAGAAAGTTTGGGCAGAAAACATTAGTTATCACGCATACAGCTGCATTGCGAGATCAATGGGTTGAAGAGATTGAGACTTTATTTGGTTGTGAGTGTGGTATTATTGGTGGAGGTAGTCTAGATCATGAAGATCATTTTATTACAGTTGCCAATATTCAAACACTTGTAAAACATACCACTGAGTTAGCTAAAGAGTTTGGAACAGTTATCTTAGATGAGGCGCATCATTGTCCCGCAACAACGTTTGCTACAACAGTTGATAGCTTTTATGCACGTTACAGAATTGCCCTTAGTGGTACAATGATCCGTAAAGATGGTAAGCATATATTATTTAAAGACTACTTTGGTACTGTAGTGTTAAAACCACCTGCGTCTAATACTATACCTCCTACAATTCACATGGTAAAAAGCGGTATTAAACTTAAAGCTAATGTTACTTGGGTAGATAAAATTACTGATCTTACTCAAGATGATAAGTATAGACAGTTTATTGCAGACATAGCTAAGATGCATATTGCCGAAGGGCATAGTGTTTTAGTTATTGCTGATAGAGTAGAATTCTTAGAAAAGGTAAAAGAATATGTTGGTGAAAAGTGTTTGTTGGTTACTGGGGCAACCAGTTTTGAAGATCGACAAAAAGCCAAGGCTCAAATCCTTGCCAAAGAAAAAATGTGCATTGCTGGAAGCAGGCAGATCTTTTCAGAAGGAATATCAATCAACATCCTTAGCTGCGTAATATTAGCAGTTCCAATGTCAAATGATAGCTTACTAGAACAAATTGCTGGTAGAATTATGCGAATGCATGAAGGCAAACTAGACCCAATCATAGTAGACATTCAATTTGCTGGATACGCGGATAAAAAACAAAACACAGACAGGTTAGGGCTTTATCTACGCAAAGGCTGGAAAGTATTAGCCTAGATAAAATTTCACTTGTCAAATTGTATCCAAAATGGTATAATATTTATTAAGTTTTAGTATATGACCTTTTTCTTCAACCTTGAATTGCTTGAGTCCACAACACAGTGTGACTCTGTAAAATTAGTTGAAATTTTAAGACTGCATTTTATTAGAAAATCTATTCCTAAAAACCAATACAGTAAAATCAAACCGATTTTTAACTTAAACGGTAATAGTTTTCTAATAAACCCTGCTCAATTATTTACTGATACCAGCACAGATATTGTACACAAAGCACAATACATACGATTAGCGGGGCGTAGAAATTACGCCATATATAAACATTACGATTACACATATCTAGACCTATCTTATTATTCAGATATAGATTTAAACGCAATAAAACCAAATCCGCTACTAAAAATAACAGAAAACAAAATTCACTTCAAATACGAGGAAAAATAAAAATGGCACTTAGTTTTAAAAACACCAAAGGTAAAGCACAATCAAACAAAGTTGATTCTTATGAATACAAAGATGGCGAAAATACAGTCCGCTTAATTGGCGGAGTTCTACCACGATATATTTATTGGCTGAAAGGCACTAACAACAAAGATATTCCAGTTGAATGTTTAGCATTTAGTCGTGAAAAAGAAAAGTTTGACAACGTTGAAAAAGATCATGTTACTGAGTATTATCCAGAAGCAAAGTGCTCTTGGAGTTATTCTGTAAATTGTATAGACCCTAAGTCACAAAAAGTTGTTGCTCTTAATCTTAAAAAGAAATTGTTTGAGCAAATTGTTACAGCAGCTGAAGATTTAGGAGACCCTACTGACTATGATACAGGTTGGGATGTTGTGTTTAAACGTGTAAAGACAGGCCCTCTGCCTTTTAATGTTGAGTACACACTACAAGTTTTGCGTTGCAAGGCTCGCCCATTAACTGACGAAGAGCGTGCTATGGCTGATTCCGCTAAATCTATTGACGAGAAATTCTCTCGCCCTACAGAAGCAGATGTAAAAGCCTTGTTAGATAAACTCACAACCCAGCAAGATGAAGATGGCGAAGCCCCTTCATCTGAGCAAGAAGCAGTCAAAGAACTTGGTTAAAAAACTTAAGCCCGCTAAACAAAATGCTTAGCGGGCTTTTCTGTCTTATAGGACAATATGAAAGTATTATTTACAGCCGACCTGCATATTAAATTAGGTCAAAAAAACGTACCTATTGAGTGGGCAAAGAATAGGTTTAATATGCTGTGGCAACAACTAGAAATACTACAAGGTGAGTGTGATCTTTTTGTAGTTGGTGGTGACGTTTTTGATAAACTTCCTAATATGGAAGAATTAGAAACATATTTTGATTTGGTTAATAGTTGTAAAATTTCAACAATTATTTATGCTGGTAATCACGAAGCAGTTAAAAAGGACACAACTTTCCTTACTAATCTAAAACAAGTTACGAATCGCTTAAATCCATTAGTAGAAGTTATTGACGACTACTGTAAAATAGAAAATATGGATTTTATTCCTTATAATAAATTAAAAGAGTTTGAGAAGAATCCTTTTATAATTCGTGGAAACATTTGTTTTACACACGTTCGCGGAGAAATCCCACCACATGTAAAACCTGAAATGGACTTAGAAGTATTTGCTAGCTATGACGTTGTTTTAGCAGGCGATCTACATAGCTATGAAAATTCTCAAAAAAATATTATCTATCCTGGAAGTCCCGTTACTACTAGCTTTCATCGTGGGAATGTGGCTACTGGTGTTATTTTATTGGATACCCATAGCTTAGATCATGAATGGCGTGAACTACAACTACCACAACTTATTCGTCGTACAGTAGCTGTGCATGACCCTAAGCCGCAGACAGACTACGACCACACAATTTATCAAGTT